TTCAACCGCCCGTCAGCCACCAAGAGGCTCGGGCCGCGTCGACGAAAGACGAACCGCAGGCGTAACCCCCGGCGCCGTTCCCACTCGCCCGGTGTAATGCGGCCGCCTTTAAGGCCTTTGCCAGCCGCAGTTGTCGGAATGGCCAGCCAAAACCCGTCCTTCGAGCGGATCAGCGGGCCCGTGTCGTGCGCCCCCACGATGACCGGCGCCTTCGACCAGACCAACGCGGCGGCCTTCAAGCTTTCACCAGCCTTTGGGTAGGTCTGGCTCCGGATCGAATTTGCGAGGCGCCGACCAAGCCCCGCCTGAGCGATCTGCCCACGCCAGGCGGATTTCAGGTCGGTTCCAGCTTCGCGCATCGCGGCGCTGACAGCCTTTTCGCCGGCCTTGATCTCGGCGGCCATCACGGCAACGAGGTCTGGTGTTATATCGAGGCCCAGTCTCATGCGGGGGTCAGCTCAATCGTCCAGATCAGCCGCTCGCGGTCACGGCGCGGCTCGCCCTGGATCAGGAAGATTTCATCCCCCATCAATATCTGCTCCTGAGGGCGTGGGTCCGGAATATCCGCCACCCGGACATCGATCCGGGTGGTGTCCGACATGAGCCGCGCCGACCCGAATTCTGTGATCTCGTCGGGACGGCGCAGGATGCACCGGGCGCGTGTAAACTGCCCCTCGCTGTCCCGATGCCAAATCTCGACCGAGAGATTGGCATCGAGGAACAACACCGCGAGGGCGTCAGCAAAGGCGCTCATCAGGTGCGCTTGGCCGAGCGTAGGACCTGCGGCCGGGTGCAGATCGGCAGCGGGTTGCTTTCGATTTCGAGACGCACCCATTCGTCACGGTCACGATCCGGGATCATGCGCGCATAGAGCGGCAGGCCGAGCGTGTTCACCGTCTCGAAGGTGTCGGCGGGGGCGTAGTAAATCTCGAAGAGCCCCTCGACCCCCTCAGGATAGAAATACGCCTTGTCAGTCGGCACGCCGAAGCCAAGCCCGCCCCGATAGCGGCGGAAGGTGATGCCGCCGAAGCTGACCTCTTCGCCGACACGGCCGCGCAGGTCGGCCGCTGCGGCCGTGTTGAGATAGGTCTCGCGCACCTCCTTGTGGGCCACGAGGTCGGCAAAGAAGGCCGAGCCACATTCGGCGCGGAGCTGCACCTGACCGGCAGCGAGGCCTCCAAGGCTGTCTTCGACACTTTCGATCAAAGCCTGGCAGCGTTTGCGCAGGGCACCTGATGCAGGCGACTGGTTATCGAGATCAAAATCAACCTCGGCCGCCGGCGTGATGCCGAACTCGGTGTAGTAGTTGATGACCGTGGCGCCGTCCTTGGGGTCCTTCACCACACCCTGGATGCCATTGAAGAGGTGGAACTCGAAAGTGGCCTCGGCGTCGTTGCGCAGCCGGCCCATTTTGCGGGCGACTTCGGTCTGTACCTGCTGGGTGGCGGATTCCGAGCCAAAGTCCCGGATCGCCTGGATTTCCGAGGCCCAGAGCACGTCCTGCTTTTTGAACTGACGGCAGACGAAGGCACGCATGTCGCGCCGTTCCGGCACCTGTTGTTCATAGGCCGAGCCGCGTTCCGAGAACGGGATCAGCGACAGCGTGCCATCGCGGCTTTCGATCATCACGGTGCGTTGGCGCACACCGCGCGATCCGAACAGGCCTGCACCCGACAGGATCGCCGGTTTGAAGGGGATGTTTTCCAGAGCCCGGGTGAGCTCGATAATGCTGAAGGCGTCGCCCTCGAAGATGTCCATGGTGGCCATTGCGCCAACCTCCTGAATGTCGATGAAACGGATGCGCGCCGAGGCTCAGCGCAGAATGATGCCGAGCACGGCCAAAGCTGTGGTGGCGGCAGTGATCTGGGCCTCGGTCGCTCCCTCGGGCCAGATGATCTCGTGGCGGTTGACGATGGCGGGGCCGCGCAAGACAACGACGCCGGGCGCGTCGGCATCCGTGGCGTCGACACCGGCCCAGAGAATACCGGCGGCATTCTGACTGCCGTTCGTCGCGGCCGGTGCGAGCCCAGTGTATTTCCCGCCCGTGGTGATCTTTCCCAGCACCGTGCCGGGCTCGAGCTTGCCCGCGCCAGAGGCGATGGTCACGGTTTCTCGGGTGTAATCGCGCAGCACTTCCCAGACGAGAAAGCCGCCTGCGTGTTTGCCTTCGGTGAGCGTGGTCATGGGCGCTTATCCTTTCGTCTTGAAGGTGCGGGCGATCACATCGCCCCAGGATTGGGTGGTGGCCGCGCGCCCAGGTTGGGCATGAGCGGCGGTGATGTCGGGGGTGTTCTCTGCCTTGGCGGCGAGAAGCCGGGTGCGGACCTCGTCGAGGCTGGCATCCTCCTCGAGGAAGCGCCCTGCCATCTGTGCCTGGCCCGCAAGGCGGCAGAGATCGATCACGGCCCGCGCATGAGCGATGGCCTCGGCGCGAATGGCGCTGGCCTCCGGAGCAGTGTTGGCGACTGCAACACTGCTCTCGGACGGGCTGGATGGGCGGGTGTTCCCGTCAGAAACACCCGGCTCCTGCCCAAGCGGCGCCGATAGATCCTCTGCTGGCATGGTGATATCGCCTGAGGTGATGTTGTCTTTCCCAACATCACTTTCGGGCACCGCGGGCAGAGTTGCTTCCGTCGGCTGATCCGGATCGCCCTCAAAACCGTTGGGGGCGGCAACGGTTTCCGCGAGGGCCTCAACCAGCGACGGCGGCGCGTTGCGGAACCGGCCAATGTCGAAGCTGGCAGCAATACGCACGGGCTCTGCAATCCGCGTCGCAAAACCCGCCGCGAGCGCGTCCTGCGCATCAAACCAGGTCTCAGCCGTCATCAGCGCCGCGATCTCTTCCTCGGAGCGTCCGGACCGGGCCGCGTAGCCGCGGATCATGCTGCCCGCGATCTTGTCCATGGTCTCGGCCATCTCGCGCATATCGGCGGCAGTGCCCATAACCAAGCCGCTCGGATCATGGATCATCAGGAGGGCGTTCTCAGGCATGACAATCTCGTCGCCAGCCATGGCGATGTAGCTCGCAGCCGAGGCCGCGATGCCATCGATCCAGACGGTGATGTCGCCCTCATGGCGCCGCAGAGCGTTGAAGATCGCGACAGCGTCAAACACCGACCCGCCGGGGCTGTTGAGCCGCAGATCGATCGGCACCCCGTCGGGCAGCGCGCCGAGTTCGGCCAGGAAGCCTTTCGCCGTGACGCCATAGGCGCCGATTTCGTCATAGATCAGCACTTCCGTGCCCGACGCGCGGGCGCGGATTTCGTACCAGCTTTTCATCAGATCACTCCTGTGGATTGGCGCGGTTGGTCCCTGTCGGGTCGTCGCCATTACCGTCTTCGGCACCGTCGCTCGGGTTGGGGGCACCTACTGGTGTCTTTCGTGCCCCCTGCGTTTCTCCGGGGCTGGCGCGATAGGTCAGGCCGAGATCGGCTGCCCGTTTGGCATCGGCCGCGTTCTCGCGGTCGACCTCTTCGATGTCATAGCCCGTGGCCTCGACCACCTTGCGCCGAGAAGTCAGCCCCGCCTCCATCGCAAGAACCTGCGCCTGGATGTCTTTGAGTGGATCGACCCAATCCCACCGGGGCGGGATCCATTGCACAGGGCGGGCAGTCACAGGATCGGCATCGAGCGCGCCCGAGAGCACCGCCGTCTCCAGCCAGCGCATCCAGACCGCGCGGCAAAGCTGGTGCACGATGACGCCATGCTGCAGCTGGCCGATGCGGCGGCGGAATTCGACCAGCTCGGCCCTCAGGCTCGAGTAGTTCGCTTGGCGCACATCGCCGGTGACAAGGTGATAGGGCAGCCCCAGCGAGGCAGAGACGGCCAGGAGGGTGCGATACTGGAACGCCTCGTAGCCGCCTCCGACATCCGCCGGGGACGAGAACTTCACGTCCTCACCCGGCAGCAGCACCTGCATGGTCCCCGGCTCGAGGCTCGCGATGGCGGCCCCATCACTGTCTGCCTCGCCCTCTCCCATCATCGGGTCTTCCGGAGCGGTCTTGGTGATGAAGCCCGCGAACATCG